AGTAACTGTCGTTATACCATCATAAGTAGGAGGAATCTGTGAATATTCTATATCCAACTGCTGTCCAGCTGGAGATTTGGGATATATAAAAAATCTATTGGGGTTGCGAACATGCCGCATCCAGTTCGTAGCCGCTGCTGCTGTATCATTCATCCATGCTGGGAGCGACTGGTCTAGTGTTTCACGATTTACTTCAATAACACCATCACCACCTACTACTGAGTAAACTTCGATAATTCGGATTGAATCTGATGGAGCAGTTTGTAATACTGCATCAGTTACGCAAGTTAATGTACCTACAAAAGCAAATAAATCAGGTCGCAACACTGCAATCCGCTTTAGCGCTTGGTTAGCAAATCCTAAAAGTAATGTATCAGAGTAGCGCTGCGGTGAATCAATGTCTTGCAGGATACGTCTGGTTTCAGTAATTACATCATTCAATATCATTTAGGCAACCCTTTCGATGCTTCTGCAGCTAATTCTACAGGAGTTGAATCAGGCTGTTCGGGTATTTTTTCAGTCATTAAATCCATAGTTGCCTTGCGTGTTTCTTGTTTTTTTGGGATATGTTTCTCAGGGAATGCAACCTCTTCAGAAACCTCCTCACATAATTCGTTTTCGGCAAGATATTTATTCCAGCCGTAAATTGTGCCATCTACTTTATGTCGTAACCATCTTCTTTGTTCCACAACATTCTCCTTTAAAGAAAAGGCGGGGGGCCTAAGCCCCCTACCTTAGTTTAACTTACGAACAATCTGCGACAACTGCCCACAAACGCATTACTGCTGTATCAGCTGTATTGACGGTTTTAATGTCAATTGTATCAGCTGCTGCGTAGTACTTACCGTTTGATAAACCTAGCACAGTGTTTGGTGCTGCTTCTGTTAGTACCAAAGATGTTGAGAAAGAGCCGACAGCATTGCCAGCTACTCCATCTAAGTATCCATCAGGGTCAGTACCATCGCCAACATCTATAGTTAGCGTGCCACCTTCTGCTGTAGTTACATCAAGTCCAACTTCTAAAACCATAGTCTTAGCTGGAATGTGTAACGCCGTTAGAATGTCGCCGCCCGCTAAAGCTGTTAAGCTCGCTGCTGCACGGTCAGTAGTAATTGTTGCGAAGTTTAAAGTTACTTCTAGAACTCCAACTTTACTTACGCCTGAAGCAACGTGAGCTGCTACGCCTAAGTTATAGCCTGTTCCATCTGTATATGTAGCCATTTCAACCTCCTATTATACTGTGACCACGGACTGACACAACGCTTCGCCTTTAGTAACTTTATAGCCGTATACTTGTAGACCACGGATAATGTTGCCGAATGTTGTTTCAGAACGTAGAGTTTCAAGATTAGTCATCTGCGATGCAAATGTAAATCCCATCTTATGCCCAGCGATAAGGTCAAATTCACCACCTGTCTTCTTAAGATTATGACTGACATATACTGTAAATCTGTCAATCATACCTAAGCGACCGTTACGTAGTGGAGATGAACCATCACCTGTTATAGATGCATCCTTAAGGTCAGAAGACTTGATGTGAGCTCCCATCTTCGCTGGAATGACCAAGAAACGGTCACTCTCAGGAGAGTTAGCTTCATCAAGAACCAGACCCATGTTGATAATATGCTCGATAACAGTTGTTTTAGATAGAGCAACTGGAGTACCAGCTACACCTAAATTAACGTTACCTGAGATACGACCAGCAGTTGCACCTTTATTGGCAGCAGCGATACCCGGAAGGATATCTGTTAGAACACGAGTGTCAATCTTGAGCTTCATACGCTCGGAAGCGTCTTTAGACCATTGGTCCATCATTTTTATATCTGACTGGACTCTATCAACGTCGTCTTCAACTGCCGCAAAATACTCACCTTTGTCAATGAGTAGTTGCAACTTGGGTTTATCTGGGTTCTCGACCGTTAAGGTTTGCCCCTTAACATAATCGCGGACTGTCAACTCTGGTGTAGTACGGATATTAACCGTATCACCATAGTTTTTAATCTCGCCCTCGTAGTCAGTATTAGAAATTGCTGCCAACACCGTAGCGTCGTAGAAATTTTCAATAAGTTTACCTGACCAAATCTCTGGGATAAAATTCCCAGTATATGCCGGTTTACCGGATGATACTGCAAATGCCATATGTTTCTCCTATATTATATTATGCAGTGACGATGCGACCGTCTCGCTGTGCAGCGAAAATGTCGCGTTCTATTCTAGCACGTTCTTTGTCCTGACCTTTATATTTCCCTTGTTTAATATCATTATAAAACTGTGAGATATCCGAAGGGGCGTATGTCTGGTCGCTAGTTGATGTAGGAGTACCAGTGGATTTACCCTTACCTGGTGCAACCTGCTTCTCTAACTGGGATTTAGAATTTGCTTTCTCTTGTTGAGCTCGTGGCTTACCGTTATTTTCCCCCCAAGTTGAAAAAAAGTTAGATACCCTCTCTACGTCAAAGTTGCTCTGTGCATCTTCTAAGTATGTTTGGCGGCTAATCCCTGTTAATGGGTCGATACTCAATAACCAGTTTTGAAAATCTGGGTCAATGTTAGTATCCCTCCAATTTGGGACATTAGACTCTAATTGAGACCAAAATGAGTGTTCAGCACTTTGATTCTGCTGCTGTGATAACTGCTCTACGCGAGGTACCACACCATTAAAATTAGATTGTAGTTGCTGAATAACTCCTTCTAACTGGGCTATACGATTATTAGATACATTAGATTCTTCCTTAGATACACGACGCATAACATCAATAGAATCACCATAATCCTCCATATCTTGTTCTGTTATCAGAACTTGAGGCTTCTCCGGTTCTACTGAAGTAGTTGGAGTAGGTTCTATTTTATTAGCTGTCGTACTAAGTAATTTCTCTAATTGACTAACTCTATCTGCTAATTCACGTTTACCTGCGTGTAAACGAGGAATTTCTGCATTGTACATTCCCTGTAGGGTCTTATATTTCTGTTCTAATGATTTATCATCTTGAGTGTCTGCTACCATTTGCTCTTCTGGTACAGACTGAGTTGCTTGTTCATCAACACGGTCGGCGGGTACTTCCGCAACTATAGCTTCCCCTTCAGCAGGTTGGGTCTCAAGACCCGCCTCTGATTCAGTTCCTTCGTTAAGGTCTGCATATAATTGTTGTACTGCCTCTGACTGTTTTTTCACTTGCTCTGGTATTGCCATGTTATCGCTCCTATGTTGGTATGCGTAATAAAATACAGCTATCCTTTAGACTCTGCTGCTAAATCTGGGGACTTCTCAGCAAAATCTGAGAGTTCCTTTAAAATCTGACACCGTCCCTGAGCTAATGCCACATTCGTAGTTACGCTTGGTAACTGCCCTAGTTCATGTGACTGCCATCCTTTAATCCATTCTAATAGAACTGGATACTGGCGAACAGTCGCTCCTAGTGCATGAACAACCTCTGGTTCAGGTTTTATCATCCTGCACCTCCCGTTACACGGTTGCTCACTGTGTTTCCTTCACGTCCACCTTTGGGGGTTCCATCTGGTTGTGTTGGAGTCCCACCCTGCGGAGCTTGCTGTTGTGCAGCCATAGCTTGCTGAGCGTTCATACGTTCACTAAAACCGGATTTTTCCCGAGATGGAATGATATCATCCACAGGCATTTGCAAACCTTTAGCCACTTCGCGAAGAATCGCGGCACGGCCCTCTTTACCAACAATCTCCATGTCGATTTCGTTGGCGGTTGCTTGAAGAAATTCAATTCGGCGTACATTAACAGTCTCTTTAACTGCTAAGTTAATAGCGCCGCGGGCGATAATTTCAACATCGCCTTTAATACTTTCATCTGGGTCATATCGCATATTATAAACAAACTGTCTATGAACAATCTTTTTAATTACATCACTGTCAATATGCATAACTACTTGTCTAATTCCTTTACCAGCTGAGCCCATAAGCATGGATAGCCCTGACGCTGTGCGTCCTGCCCCATGTACATTAAGGTCACCTGAAATATAAGATGGGATACCAGAGTGGTCATCAGCTAATGCGCTGAACTTCTCATACACTTGCATCAATGTGGTTGCATTATCTTCTGGCTGCGTAAACCTTACAGCTGGAGCACTAGCTCCTAATGGGTCATTAGTTACTTGCCAGATTTTCCAAGGGTGCATCTGAGTAATATCTTCATTTGGTGGTATACGCTCTAAGTTAACCTCTACTTGAGGTCCTGATGAGATACCCATATTATTAACTAAAGCTCGTGCAGCCGCATTACAAATGCTTTGTACATCTGCAATAACTTCAGGTATACCTTTACCCCAAAATGCACCTGGACTTTTAATAAGAGATGTTTTAGCGTAAGGTTTTTCTCCTAGAGGGTCATAGTTTAATACTGCTTTAACTATATAGTTACCTACAATCCATATACATGCTTCATACTCACGAGCTTCATCTGGTATCTCGTCCTCTTCTAATCCCCACTCACGTAGCATTTTGCCGCTTATCTTGCCATGGAATTCTAAGGCATCAAAAATTTCTGTAGGTCTGTTATGGCTCTGTGTCTTACGCTCAGATTCTTCTTTCTCAAACTGGACATCTTCGTTAACCCAACTCGTTAAATTTTCATCTTGCAAAATCTTACGTATAGCTTCTTCATCATAATTAGGGACACCAATCAACTCAGATAATTCCATACGAGTTAATGGATGATGCTCAAATACATACCCTTCATCAATATTTGTAATCCCTGGTTCAGGATAAATTTTAAATGGGTCAACTCTTTCATACTCAGGAGCTAGCTCCTCACCTGCTTTCGCAATTGTTTCACCATTCTCTCCAGTGGTCCATTCTAAACGACGTTGACGTCGCACTACTGGTCCCTTAATGAATGCACATGGAAATGTTGCAAGGTCAGTAATAAAATCATCAAATGCTTCAGCCCATCCTCCATGAGCAAACTGGTCACTAATTCGTACTTTCATCCTATCAGCACGATTTTGTGCTTCCTGTAATATCTTGAAACGATAATCTTGTGTTACCATTTCCTTCAATCCTGCCATCTCATCTTCAGTTGGAGCCTGTCCTGCAGTCTCAACAATACTCAATACACTGGCTGCAAATGCTTGCTCAATTTCTTCAGCCTGCGTTGGAGATAAATCAGGTAATGGAGTTGGGCCTAAATCCCAAGGTGGAGTACCGGTGTCAAGTAAGATATCTCGTAGCCAACTCTCAGCCGCACGACACTTAACTTCAGTAATACCCATATAGATTATTGAGCCTCCCTGCGAATGAATAGCAGATAATTTATCAGGTTCATACTCACCATTACGCTGTCGCATCCCTTTAAGCATAATACGTTCGATAGGTTTTTTAGCTTGCTTAGCTGCATCCCAGCATTCTTTTAGATGAGCAGTTATCCCTAAAAATAAAGGCTCGTTCTGTCTCTCTTCAAGCGAACGTTTATCTTCCTCACGTTCCTGCTGAACCATAGTAGCATTATCTACAACTCTTAAAGGCATGATTTATTCATTTGGTTTCATTACCCGACATATTACACAAATTACTTCCTATATGCAATCAATTTCTCCTTTAAAAGGCTCCCCCGAGAGGTGACTCATCAGGGGAACCAGGTGCGCCTACGTGGAAAAGGAGAGTAAAAACCACACCCAGATACATAATATCATGTCCATCCTATTGCTGCAACTTGTTTTATATCTCTTTTTCTGTTTAAGTCAATTTCATAGGAAATATTACCTATATGAAGCATCAGGTATTGTAATGCTTCTGCAACATGAGAGTGTTTATTCTTGTCAATCGAGCCATTTGTCTTATGATAACGATAGCCTCCCATCATTGCTGACTTAAGTCTAGTACATCTAGGGTCAACTAGAAATGCTGTATCTCCATCTACATGTCGCATCAAGTATTCATCCACTGCATTAATTCTTGCTGACACACTATTAGTCTTTGCAGGTCTAACATTAAACCCTTCAGCTTTAATAATGTCTACTGCTGAGCGCTCATCAGTCTGTGCACGTTGTATGCCAGCTGGGTCTACAATTATTGTTATGGGACTACCTGGGAATCTCTCATACAATAACGGCTTTAATACTGTCCTTGTAAATCTCTGTACACCCATGTCAAAACTGACAGCTTCGTCAAGTATGATTGCTCTACCTCTTGGGTCTTGCTGCCCGATAACTGCAGCAGGAGTTAACCCTAAATCCATACCAACTACAATAGGCCTCACGCCATTGACAATAGGATTAAGTCTTTCATGCGCCATATGATAGTCAGGTCTAAAATATTTATATATAGGCATACCTGCAGAACTTAGCCCATACTCACCATCAATATAAACTCTTATGTATTCTTCACTTCTACCCTTCGTGTCATAATACCCATCAGGTAAGTTCTCAACATTCTCACCATCAGGGCTACGCCCAGACGGCTGCTTAAATACTTCCCACCCATTGTCATTCTCACTTACACCATCTACTGGGTCTAGATGCTCCATCTGGTAATACCACCATGTGTCCATTGTCGGGGGGTTAGTATCTCCCCACATCCCATGCCATGTTGGACCTCCATCTTTACGACCTGGAAAACGTCCTACACGCTTGGACATAGCATCAATGATACTAGGGTGAATATCTCGGCACTCATTAAACCACGCAAATGTAAGTTCCAGTGAGTTGAGGTTTGCTACGTCATCTGCATCATCCAGTGCTCGGAACATTACCTCACACTCAACATTCCCCAATTTCATATAATATGTTTTAGTTGTACGCATGTACCGCCCACAGCGCCCCGGCGGAAACCAATCTAAAAATGTTTTAATCGTTGTATCTGCTAGCTGACGTGCTGTCTCACGCACCACAGCTGCTCTTGTTTTTCTAATCCCATTCTTATCTGGTTTCTGCATTGTTGCTCTTCTAACAACTTCAAATGAACACGCAACTGATTTACCACTACCAACTGGTCCCATCAATGCTCGCATTGGTGCATCATTTAACATAAACTCTCGTGTAGTCTTATGCGGTGTGTAATCTACATCAGTGCTGGACTGCGCCATTTCTATACTCCTCTGTATACATATGTACTGTACTCTCTCCACAATAAGAGCACACTTCACTATTAGCTAAAAGTACTCCACAATTAGGGCATGCCCCAATTATATCAACACAATCAACATCATCTATTTCATGCTGATGCGCCTCAAGTGGTAAATTATTTGGTCGTGTCATATCAACTTCTTGTAGCAACATAACAACTATTTGGCTTGGTTTACGCTTAGTCTGCTTTAAAATTCTAACGCGAAAACTAATATCAGCATCAACTAAGTCATTTGCAAACTCATGGTAAAGGCGAGTAGTGGTAAACCGAGCAGCCGGCAAATCTTCAAATGAAGAATCAAATGTGTTAAGAAGCGTCGATAAGTTCGGCATCAGTTCCGTTGTCTGGTTCATGTTCTATCACCTGTGTCATTTGGTGAGTAGTTTCACCAAGATTTATAGTAATCTTAAACCCACTACTAGCATCTGCATCTGTCCCTTCTTTCTTAGGTTCAAGATTTCCCCACTTTACAGTAGACTTAATTAAGTCTGCTTTAACTGCCGGGGATACTTCTGGCGAATGGATTAATTGCCATGATGTAACTAAAAGTTCCTCAGCTTGTGCTCTTGCTTTAAGACGAAAAGTTACGCCTTTCTCTCTTATTTCATTACGATAATCTTCGGTTTTCTTCCTAAAGATAGGGTCTTCATTAAATACCAACATCTCACTTGGTGAAATGGCATGGCGTTCAATAACCTCATCTAGAGTCTCCCCACTTTTCTCGAGGAGTAAAGCTATATCAAAAGCTAGTCTATCAGACCATTTTGTATGTCGTAAAGGTAATCTATCCATATCCCTCCTAGTTTGCTAATGGATTATCTAATGCTCTTTGTAACTTTTTATTTAATCTAGTTTCAAGCTCTGCAAGTTTCCTGTCTACATCAGTCCTTATTGTATCAGCTTTCTGTTCATAATCATTTTGTAATGAATCTCGTTTGTTTTCAAACCTACCTTCTGCAATGTCAATCATATTTCTAACATCACCCTCTAGCTCTGCAATTTCATCTTCTACTTCGTCAATTATTTTCTCTTGTCTAGTTAAATCTTCACGCATAGAAGCTTTTAAATCTTTAAGCGTTTGATAGTGTTCGTCGTTAATCTCTTTAATCATCCCTATTTCTTCTTTAAATAGGTCAATCTCTTTAGAGACAAACGTCATGTGAGTATCTACTATTGCAAACTTTTCTTCTATTAATGATATACGCTTATCAAAGCCTGACAAGTCAGGTGTGACAAACTTAGCAATCTTTGCTTCCATGGCAAGATAACGTTGATACACCTCGAAGCCGCCCCATAGGCCACCTACGATAGTTCCTATCAACGGGATGATAAGTAACAATTTACTGCCACCTACTTTAATCCCCTTGTACTCTACTTCTGCCATAGTTTTCTCCATATTGTATATCAACTAGCTCATTATGCAATATCTCATTTGCTAGTCCATTTCTTAACCCACGTTGGTTTTCTGGAACTTTCATATTTATGTAAATATCCCTACCTGCATAGAAAATCCCATCAACCATAGCTGAATTATAACTGTTAAATCCAAGATTAAAGTTCAAAAGTGCAATAATAAAGCTCTGAAGCTCTGCTTGTTCAGCTAAAGAAGCAGCCTCGCCCATTTCTTTTGCTAGGGAATTTAACTTAGCAGTTATGATTTCTCGCATCTTTTTCTCTTTAGCTTTTTTCTTTTGGGCGGGGGTAGGTTCTTTAACTTCTGCTTCGGCAACCAGTTCTTCTTCGGGCTCTTCCTCAGATTCAGCCATCATAGTTTCCTCCTCTTCAGCTTCTTCCTCAGGTTCTTCTTCCAACTCTTCATTACTCTCCTCATCTGCAGCCCCCTCACTCTCTTCTTCTGTTTCTTCTTCTTGCTGCTCATCTTGTTCATCTTCTGTTTCCTCCTCCTCTAGTACCTCTTCGGGTTCGGGTTCGGCTTCTTCTTCGGCTTCTTCACTTGGTTCATCTTGCACCTCCTCAGGTTCTGGTTCTAATTCAGGTTCCATTTCTGGTTCCTCCATCTCTGGCTCATCCAGAGTTTCTTCTGGCATCTCTGGCATGTCAAATTCCATATCTTCCATCTCTGGCATGTCAAATTCCATATCTTCAAGAGGCTCACTAAACATATCCATAGAGAAATCCTCAAATTCTTCCATCATTTCCATCTCTAATTCAGCAAATACCTCTTCAAATGAGGTGTCAAACTCCTCAAATTCAGGCACAGCCGGTGTATCAAAGGTATTAGTGTCAGGCATAAAGTCGTTAGAATCGAAGATTTCGAAGTCATCATAGTTCTCAAACGGCGTTTCAGGCTCAAATGTGGCATATTCCTCCCAATCTTCCTCAAATTCGTCGTCCTCGTAGGACTCTTCAGCCTCTTCCTCGGCAATTGCGGTGCTATATCCGGGGCAACTTGGAGAGTAAAGTGAGTCTAATGTACACTGATTATCAATATATGCCGTTTCATAGCCAGTACAACTAGGACTATACAAGGAACTAATGCCACACTGTTGAGCTAAATAAGCTGTAGCATAACCAGGGCAACCCGAATCATATAATGCACTAGCTGCACAAGCATTATTATAAATTTCTTCAGCGTAACCAACAGCATAGTAAGTACACACGTAACTTGCTGTAGAGTCTACGTCACATATTGATTGTCCTCCACTAATTTCTACAGGT